ACCTGCTGATGATGACGATGGCTTTGTTTCTCCTAACGAGGGACTAGCAGATAAAGTAGCGGAAATGGTAGCTAAGACTGAACTTAGCGATGATGATATACCATTCTGATGCAGTCAGTTGATTGGCAAAAAATAGCACCTGAAGTTGCAAAGCAAATTCTAGGTGAACCAAGCAGTATCTCATCGAAACAACTTCGGTGGGGTACTCATGGCTCATGCACTTTAGATCTTGAAACAGCCACATGGTATGATTTTGAAGATGAAGTTGGTGGCGGTATAACAGATTTAATTAAACATCATAATAAAGATGTAAAGACAATTTTAAAAAGTTTCGGTTACGACCAAGCATTGCCTAATGACTCCTTACTCAGCGTTAGTGGACTCCCCCAAAATAACACTAACAAGGGCAATGCTAGGTCTTTTGATAGAACTCAGATGGGAAATCTCCTAAAACAAGCAGCTGTAGCGGTGCAATACGCTGATGACTTTTGGGTTATGAGATTTCCTGATGGGCATCATATTAAACAAAAGTATGCACCTTTTAATAAAAATACAGATGGCACATGGTCAATGAAAAGGCCTGAAGGGGATATGCCAATTTATTACACAGATAAAGCAATAGACAAACCAATTATTATAAATGAGGGTGAGAAGGCTATGAGGGGTGCTGAAGCCATTTATGATGGTGATGTATGTACTTGGCATGGTGGTGTTAATAGTTGGCAGAAGGCAGATTGGAGTCCCATCTTTGGTAGAGAGGTTTGGATATGGCCTGACAATGATGAAACAGGAATTAAGTGTGCGAATGAAATTGCCACAATGTTAAGAAAAGAAAAGTGCAAGGTTAAGGTTGTAGAGCCACCAAAACATTTTGAGAGTAAGGATGATCTATGGGATGCAAAAATAAGAAATGACTTTCCAACATCAAAAGATTTAGAAACTTATATCAACAGCTGTGTAGATAAGAAGCCAAAAGGTATGGTTACTTTTACAAGGGCTGATGAGGTGTTAAGACAAGTAGATAATCCTGATTGGCTTATAAGAGATGTTGTAGAGAAAGAAAGTCTTATGTGTGTGTTTGGCAAACCTAAAAGTGGTAAATCGTTTATAGCAATAGCTATGGCTTGTGCTATAGCTAAAGGGCAAAGATTTTATGGCAATGAAGCTTTTGCAGCACCTGTAATGTATGTTTGCGGTGAGGGTCAAAGGGGTGTGAAACGTAGACTTGCAGCTTGGCAACAGGGTATGTTTGACTTGACAGGAGTTCCTTTATACTTATCAGATAGAGCGGTGAGAGTTAATGATGATGATGATTTTAAAATGCTTGAAGCTGAGATAGACCAATTGCAAGAGCAGGTTGGGCAAATAGGGATGATAGTTATTGATACATTTCAACGTAACTTTGTAGGTAATGAGAATTCTGCTGAGGATGTGGGTAACTTTATTAATAAGCTAGATGGTCTTATATCTCATTATAAGTGCTGTGTATGTTTAGTTCACCACACTGGTCATGGAAATTCTGATAGAGGTAGGGGTTCAAGTGTAATGGGTGCTTCTTTAGATTATGAGTTTAAGGTAGATAGAAGCGATAAAATGGTTGTTGGTTCATCTGAGGAACAGATGTTTGTTAGTTTTGAGCAAACTCTTAATAAAGATGGGCAAGGAATGGCTGAGAAGAAGTTTGTATTTAAAGAGGTAGATATTATCGGTGAGGGTTTAAACCTAACATCAGGCTTCTTAGAGGAAACAGAAATAGATTTTAAAGAGAAGAAAGGTCTTACTTATTCACAGCAAATCGTACTTGATGCTTTAGAAAGAGAAGCTATCTTTAGGAATAAAGAGAATCCTGAAGAGGTCTTTTTAATGCCTAACGAACTTGATGGAAAAGTTGTTGACAAAGAAGGTTCTAAGAAAAGTCTCGGCTCAATTAAAAAGATGCTCGCTAAACTTGTTGATCTTGGTATGGTTAAGCATTATGGAGATATTGGTTATCAGTCGATGGAATATGTCAAATTAGAGCCTAATTTTGCTAAGGGAGCTAAACAGTGAGCTTGGGGAATTTGCAGGGAATTACAGGGAGTTTTATATGCAAAAACAAGAATTAGCAGGGAGGGAAGGGATATATACCTATAGGTATATCCCTACTCCCTCTAAATGTTCGGTGAAATTATGAAAACATATATAGATGAATCTTTAGAAGGCAAATTGAAGCAGTTGCGAGAATATGAAAGAGAGACTTATGAAAAGTGGGGTGCTAGGAAAAGAATCTTTAAAATAGTTGGTGTAGAGTTTGAGATCAAATTCTGCAAAGCTGAGATGCTTTTAAGAGACACACTTTATAATGGTCATGCTAGAAAGAAGGTGCAAATGGTTGACATGATGTTTAGGGCATTAGACTCTTTAAATATAAAATGCGAAGAGAGTGGTTACATAATGATTCAGCCTAGCAGCAAGTGTTTTAACTTTGACAAGAAAACAGCCATCATTTGTGATACTGATGATGAGAAGCCAGTGCTAATAAAAATACATAAGAATGAACCCGATATGATGATATTTAGCATAGAGGAATTATTAAGATGCATACCGAAAGATTTTATGGAAGCAAAGCAAATTCTATCTAAGCTGGATAAATCAGTAAATTTTAAGAGGATAGACCATGACTAAGTGGCATGGCGGTAAGGGTTCGCGTAGAAAAGTCGAGGATAAGAAAAAGATAGATGCAAATTGGGATGCTATCTTTGGAAAGAAGAAGAAAATTAGTTGGTTAGATAGATTCTTAGAATGGTCTTTTCAACGACAAGCAAATTCATTATTTAAAAGGAGAAAAAAATGAGTATAGATAAAGTAACACCACAAGAATGGGATAGATTAGGGCAAATCAAAAAGGCAAATCACGACCCTGTAAATAGGCCGAGCCATTATAATCAAGGCAAATTTGAATGTATTGAATACATAAAGCAACAGTTAGGCAAAGAGTTTCCGAGCTACTTAGAGGGTTCAGCTATTAAATACATTCATAGGCACAAAGACAAAAATGCCAATATCCAAGACTTAAATAAGGCAAAATGGTATATTGATAAATTGATAGAACATTATGAGAATCTTTAATGGCCGACAAAAAGCAAATCGATATTACTAAACTCAAAAGGCAAATTGACAAAGGCAAATCGCTAAACGAGGTTTCTGTATCTTTAGGTAAAAGCAAATCGACAATTCTAAAATTGGCAAATGAGAATGGCTTGAAGTTTGATAACAAGAGCCATTGGGCAAATTTATAAAAGGCAAATACTGTTCTAAGGCAAATTTATAAAAGGCAAATTTGATATGCGAATCACAGTAAAAGACAACTTAAAAGATATAAGCAAACAGTTAAACAAAGACTTGAATCAAAAAGAGTTCAATAAAATAATGGCTAGAGCCATGAACTATACAGGTGAAAGAACTGTAAATGCTGAAAGGAATAGTTTAGAGAGCAAGCTTTTAAATGCTAGACCACAAACAATTAAAAGTGTTGTTATATCTCAATTCGCCAAACCGCAAAGCAATAAACTTGCTATGACAGTTAGAGTTAAAGATTGGGCGGTGAAATACCTGCATTATATATACACAGGACAAAGTGAGCCTGCAAGAAGGCAAGGCTACCCATCACCAACAACTGATGGCCGCCATAAAAAAGGCAAATATGGAAATATAATGAAACTATCCTCTAAGGGTGGTTTATTGTCTAAGATAGATAAAACTACTGATTCACAAAGAAAAGGCTCTCGTTTTCAAGGAGTACCTAAAGGTGAAGGCTCTAAGGCTTATGGTATATGGGAAAGACAAGGAAAGAAGGGTAGAGAAGGCCTTAAACTACTCGTTGCCTTTACTCCATTTATTCAACATAGAAAGTTTATAGATTTTTATAAGGTTGGGGAAAAGGCTATAAAGAATAATCTACACAAAGAAATTAACAAACAATTTGCAAGGCATTTAAAAAGAAAGTAAAGGCAAATTTACCATTAAGGCAAATTTACCTTTACTGCAAATTTAGTTTATAAAAAAACTTATACTAGAGTCGGTTTTAACTTGCATCAGTTCAACCCCTCCACTAAATCCCAATCTTCTGTGTATATCAACTCATCACACCAACGTTTGTAATCAACTCTTTGAACCTCTCCTTCATATTCTTTTGAAGTTCCATCTTTGAAATCAACATGTAAAATTCCATATTTTATGTAATAATCTTTAATATTATCCCAATCAATACCTAGTTTCTCTAAGTCAAAATCAATAGATGATTTATATATAGATTCAATATGTTTTGGTTTATCACTATCAACATTCATTGTCTTGCTCCTTATTAAATAAAATTACCATCTTCATCAAACTCATATCCGTTTGACTCAACATGGTCTAAAAATGATTGTTTAGAAAAATAATCTTGATTATCCTCAAACCATAACTCAAACATTCTATTTCTTATCTCTAAAGCAAAATCACTTGCAGACCATTCACATAAGACTTTATATTTTTTCTTATCTAATAATGTGTTTGTAAAGTTAGCCAAATCATCACAAAAGCAATATCCATTGCCTGTATAATCTTTTAGCAATTCTTTATAATCTTTATTATCTAAATAATAATCGGGTACTAATTTTATAAAACATTGTCTCGTTTGATATTCATCATTTGAAAGTGAATAATCAAAGTCCATATTTAAAGTATTTGCAAACAATTTGAAACTATCTAAGTTTTCATCAGCCCAAGGATTAATATTGTTTGGATTTTCTAACCAAAATTTTTGATATATCCTATCGCACAATTCATCATCTTTTCGTAAATCAGAATAATCATAAACTGTATATTCTTTTGTTATTACTTTACTCATTGTCTTTCACCTCATAACATACGCCACATAACATTTTATCTGTTGGCACTTGGTTTAAATCTTTGTAGCCATTATCTGCATAATTATTGTTATCAATAATATAATCAGCTTTATAGCCACACTCATTGCAACACCCTTTACT